TGCAAAGTTAGCTGTTCCTGTAATAGTCGAAAGTACAATGACGGGTAAGGTAAATTTCATACTCAGGTCTTTATAGAGTAAATATGATCTATGATGCATAAACCTATAACACGCACAGGCCTCACCCCATTGTCGTAATATAATTTCGTGCTGATCATTCCATACAATTTTTTCTTTTACCATTGTATATAGTAAATGAATATAATTTTTGCACTACATGTTATTTTTTTACTCATGATTTTGATAGTACCTTTTACAAATAATCGTAGAAATCTTGAGTTTTACTCGATGGTTATACCATTCATTTTTTATCATTGGTCGGTGAACGATGATACATGTGCATTAACCCAAGCGGAGATTGCAATGACTGGTAAATCGAAGGATGAAACTTTTATGGGCAGGTTAGTGGGTCCAATTTACAAAATGGAGGAGAATGATGTAAATAAGATGACGAAGACTATGTTTTTCGCACTTTGGGCATTTGTTCAGTATAGATTGGGTGTTTTCGACACGTTCTTTGATGAACTAAAAGTAACACTCAAAGGTAAAACTACTTCTTCTTGACGAGTTCTTGAACTTGTTTCATAAAATTACGATTCCTTTGAATCCTGGGGTCGGCAGCAATTAAACGAAGAAGAGCTGCTGTAGGTATAACAGGTTTGTTACCATTGGATTTAGGAGTCTTTTTTAATTTTGTCTTTGCGTTCTGGAGTTGTTTAGCTGTTGGCATATACTATACATTGGGAAATTATACTGAGACCCACGTATTAACTGTGTACCTAAAAGTGTTATTTTTTAGATCTTCTGTATAATGTGGATGAGTCCAATAAGGTGGGAATGCAATAGCCTCACCTTGTTTTAGTTTTGTTCTGAAATTTTGACATGGAAATACAATCTCTCCTCCATCATAATCACCATTTAATGCGATTATCAAAGAAAGACCTCGAATATGTTTTATAGGTATAGTCGTATCCCCATTAAGCATATTACATGCGGGACCGTCCATATGTATTCTCGTTGGTCCATCTATCTTTCTTAGATTTATATTTTCTTTTATACCATGATTATCAAATTCAGCAACTGGAACAAAATATTTATTATGAATAAAAATAGAAATACCTTTAATCTTTGAAGTTATGGGGTTATAAAATGGGTCCTTTATGTCTACTTCTTTTTGTTGTCCTTGTACATTTTCTGTGTCTCCAAATTTTAAACGTCTGTTATCATTTTTATTTATATAATCGACTAATTTATTACACATATCTTCCGAAAAAACATTACTGAACAAATATATGTCATTAGATGGTCTTAACGAAAAATGATTTAATTGTTCTTCTGTAGATAAATCTAGAAACATAGTTACCTATTTAAGTATTCTTAACTTTAATATATCTAAACTTGTCGAATATATGAGTTGTAACTTTGAAGTTAAAATACACAATCATACAGAAAGCATCCGCTATATCATGTTTTCTTTCGTATGGAATCTCGTCATTTAGATATTTTTCAGCTATTAGTACGGTTCTATCTTTTCGCTCTTCGTAATCCAAGTGTCTCATACCAAAATGCATATGCATGCTCACAGGTGAAATTAAAATAACCTTATCTTTGAACATGTAGTTTAATAGAATCTCAATATTTGTGAAACCCGCGGGTGGTTGTCTCTCTATAAGTATTTTATCCGATGAATCAAATATATCTTGGTGATCTTCAACAAATAAAGGGACGAGGTCAACAAAGTCATTTGTATGTATATACTTGTAGTCCTCGAGACTTACCTTTTTCATGTACTTCACATCAATTTTTGGGCTATCTTCAAACTCGGCAAGAACTAGACCCATATTATGGTATCCTATATCGATCGCCAAGACCTTCATGTCTTTATGTAAAAGATTTTCCTTAACTATAATTTACAGTAAATGGAAGTTCTTTTGACGTATCTACAAATTTTAATGCCATCGAAATACGAGTTAAACCTGGTACTAAAGGTGCATAAGCCTGATGGGGTATACACCCTTTGAATATTACAGCTCTTTTTGTGAACGGTTCAATCCTAGTAATTTCTTTAGTTTTCAATTCTAAGTCTCCACCAGCCTTATCATAGTTTTCGGGTGTAATATCACCTATATATAATAAAAATGTATAATAATGCGGTCTATCATCATCCACGTGTAATGTCACATCTTGACCATGTACTTGACGATTTAAATAAACTCGTTCCAAATTAAAATTTGTATTCGTACATTTATCTATTCTATTTTTTATTTTCAAAATGAATTTTTTTGCAGAAGGAATAATAGTTTCTATATCAAACAAGGGCCAAATACTTTCAGGTATAAATGCAAATAGAACTTTTTTATCATTGTTATCTTCTGGAACGAAATGCCATTTCCTATTTAGTTCTGGATATCCAAGATCTTTTTTATGTAAATTTAATGATTCTTCACCAATTAATTGTCTAGCTTCTTCTAGCTCTTCATCGTTGATGAAATTATCAAAAATGGTTATATCCTTCATATTTTTAATTATACAATTTCTTTTAACTTAAACGCGAGTGAAATTCTTAACATACCTGTAATACGATTAGGAGCTAATCCACGATGATTTAATTTTGAATTGAATAATACAGCTCTGTTTCTGTATGGATTGATGTTAATGACTGTACCATTTTTATTTTTAAATTGTGTATATCCACCAACCTTATCTATATTACCGGGGTTAATGTCACTCATATAAATTAGAAGTGTGTATGTATTATCTTCATCGGAATCTGTATGAAATCTTCCATCCTGTCCGAATGTCTGACCATTGAAATATTTTGAAGTTACTATAAATTTTTTATTGTATTGCTTTTCTACTCTATTAATTATTTTATTTGCAATTGTTTGATCTTTTAGATCACTGGACCAAAACATATATGAATCTTTTCGGTCGTCTGAGCGGTTGTCAAATTTCCAACCTTGTACATTTAAAATATCAAACAATTGATTTAATTCAGATTCTATAAGGAAATTATCGATAACATTTATGTCTTTCATTTCATAATCAATGATTAATTTCCTTAACTATAGTATATGAAGAACAAGCAAAAAACTCAATTATTGCTATTGACGGTTGTTGTACTTGTCGCGGCTGTAGGCTACATGTTCTACAACCCCCAAGTTGTCGAGGTACCAGTAGAAGTAGCTGTCCCAGTACCTGTTCGACCAGTACCCACTCGTCGTGGTCACACCCAAGAACCCGAATTTAGGGGTCCACCCATTAAACAATACAAGCCTGGTCACATGCAACAAATGGGTCTAATCACGAATGGTGATGAGACTCTCCCCCTATATGGTAAGGAGGTACGTGGTCGCCGTGATCGCTACAATTACTACACCACCACCGGAGGTGAAAACTTATACCCAGTGTCAGTCTCCCACAATGCGAGGGACTGCATGGAAGACATTGGATGCCAAGAGCTATACGGAAATGAAACAGTCACCGTAATGGGAAAGACTGGTTCATTCACTGTAAATATGTACAGGACTGATGATTTTTTCTAATTTAACGTTTCTGTAGATCTTTTGCGACAGTAGTTGTTGAAGATATGCAAGACAAACAACAACAAGCTGCCATCAACCCAGTTTGTGGTACTAGGGGCATCTGTAAAATGGTTGTGGTGCCACTACCTGTAATAAGTATACATATGATTAGGCATATGAGAGCCCCAATATGCATAGGTTCATCACTTGAATATATCATCTACTATAGCTCAACAAAAATTATTTCGTAAATTAGAAATCATATCATATTCTCTAGTTAGAAATCCACTATTTCTACTAAGTTTTACCTTTGCCCTTAATAATTCAACTACTGTGTCCTCATCGAGATGTTTAAGAAAATCCACCTTCGCCTCGATATCGTCAAGTTGATGAGATTCTTTTTTTCCCTGTACATACGGCCACGTATGTTTTCGTAATGACGCAAGTTCTTCTTCAAGTTTTCTAATTCTTGGAAGAAGTACCTTGCTAATCATAATTTTTAATTCAAATACATCAGTCATCTTACCCTAGGTGCGTTTTTTATCTTTATACACAATAAGATGTCACTCCCACAAGGTAAGCGTGAATTTATAAGAAAGTTAGTAGCGGGTTTAGATAATTTAATGGAAATTACACAAATTGCAAATCAAATTGGGATTAGCCCAAGAAACGAAATAGAAGAATTTATAAAAAAACAATTTCTTGTTCAAACTGATACGGGTGAATATAGTGTAAACAAGGTCGCATTCCGTATGGGTGTCCAGGTCCTAGATTTTGATATATTATCCAAAGTGTTGATGCATCTAGACAAACTAAAAATTAAACTTAAAAATGTATTTGATAGGGCGAATCTAAACCCACTCTATTTCGGTCAAGAAGGTATGTTATACGCCAGACTTATTGAGACGGGTGATCTGAAGACTTTTCTTGATCTGATTTTATATTGATACTACCATCATAAGTGACGGGCTTGAAGAAGTCATTGAATGGGCAACCTAGACACCTTCTATGACGTATAGCACAATCGAGCCTGTCAACCTTCTTCATACATGGTTTTTTTCGCGATCGATAGGTTCGTCGCCGTCTTCCAATGTTATGAAAACAAATTGGGCTTTGACCAACAGCCAACATATTAATAGAATTAAGAATGATAACTTTATATTATAATATCAACCAAGAGTATATGCAGTATCTTGAATTAAAAAACAAGGCCAAGAAGCAAGGTCTTCGGATCACCAAAACTGTCAAGGGTAAACGTGTGAAGCTCACAGCCAGGGAACTTCGCACCAAAATTAGGATGAACTTTGATAACAGTGTGAAAAATGCACAGAAAGTTATCAGAGTGTGTCAAACTATAGTTGCTCCAACCGTGGTTCGTGCGGGTATTC